CCATACATCAAGCCGTTGATAGCATTGCGGGCTCTCCAACGGAACACACAGTCCCTATTGGTGTCGTTGAGCTCTAATTGAAGATTGAAGAAATTGCTGTCAGGAATATTATCGCCGTCGATAAGAACAAACCTATCAGTGTCGCTAATATCTGCACACGCCTTATGAGCGGCATCGCTTCCTTTAACGCCGTCCACACGCTTTGCCCACGGTACAAGATTTTGAATTTGTACCCAAAATTCTTCTCGTCGAGGTTCATCATAAGTTAGGTATACACAATCTAAGTCTGCTACATCAACTATTTCTGTCATAGTATTCTATTTCTTTGTAATGATCATTTTCTAGTACAAGGCTAGCGTGGCCTCGTACTACAGCCACACCTGTATTGCTTCTTTTTAATTGTACATGAAAATGGTCTCGGGTGTCAAACACAATGGTGCCATTCAGTACACGCACATTGTAATTTGGTCGTTCATATTGCTCTTTGGTAATAACAACATAATCACCTGCTGGATAATCGTGACTGGCCATGCATGTTGGTCGTCCCTTTGCATCGTAGTACAACCGATATTCAAGTTGTTGTTTAGGAAATTGTTGGTATAACTCGTCGCTCATAGTATTCAATTAGTTCATCTGTGGCAAAACTTTTTTCATGATAGTGTACCGGTGCAAATTGGTTAATGTTATTGATGCGTAACATGTCACCATCTTGTTCAGTTATACAATACTCGGTCCAAGGTTGATCATCGCTCCAGTCCTGTATGCCCGACTTCATGTGTACAAAGTTTACAAAATCCAAACTGGGATTGTAACAGGCAGTATCCATAACTTTTGCCGCTACAGCATACACCACATCAGTTGTTGGGTAAGGGTCATCACAATTCTTTAGCTCTGCTCTTACATCCACCCAATTTTCAAATATCTGCCTTGCTAGTTCAAAAAACTGTCGACTTGTTTCACTGTAACGCCAATACATTAATCCATTGTACACATCAGGCAATCGATTGGCATCAAATACTTGCCGGTACTTTCTAACATGTGATTCACGCTGTTGGTAAGTTCGACATCCGTAACTCAGACAAACATCCTGCAATCTGAAAGCAGTCCACCAGTGATCTATGCTACGAGTAAACAACAAGTCTGCTTCTAACTTAACAGTTTCTTTGTAGGGACTTAGCCACCAAGCATGCCATTCGTTGGCATATGGGCCTTGTGCTTCAACTCGATTTGTGGGAATTATGTGCTCAAATACACGACGATGTTGTTCAGTGACTTGCTGTAGTGTTGCCGAATCAACTATGACACTACAGTTCTTAATCCGTTGCGTTGCTTGTATATTTAGCGCCTGTAGGTAAGCAAGCCGTAGGTAGTCTGTGATCGGGGTATTAATTGCTACAGTTAAGAAGCCTTGCTGGGCATAGTGCTTAGGCATTGATCTACAAATTCCTTTAAATTGGGACTGGTCAAATATCGTTTGCTCATAACATGCAGGCTCTGCAGGGGCAACACATAGGCTTGATCTGAGCGCACAACAACACGATGGTCTCGTAATTCCATGCTAGTAATAGCACCTGCAAATGTTGTGATACTATGTGGTGCAAATGTGTTTTTTGCCACCCGATAGCCACTTAGAATATAGTGAGCGATGGCAAAGGCATAATCATTTCTATAATTGCCTTCCCGAACATTGTACAGCAATCTGTAGTAATCGTAGTTGCGTTTGATTCTTGCCACCAGTTCAAAAAACATTTGAGTCTGTTCACTGCGTCTAAACAACACAGCAGTGGCCCACACAAAAGGCAAACTGTGTGGTCCCATCACACAGGGCTCATATACGCCATCGACGGTGTGGTTTCGATTAAAAAGCAAGTAATTGAAAGGGCACTGAAATAACTTATCAAGACTATCGTCAAGTATAAGATAGTCGGCATCAAGAATGATGGTTTCGTCGTAAGGGCTTGCTTCATATGCTTCGTGTCTTCCAAAATTATTCCATTCTACAAATGTACCTGTGTCTGAACTAAATCGTTGGTTGGTGCCGGTATCCGTTGCACCAACAATGGTTGTGGGCAATCCCAAAAAATGTTGTACTAGTCTAGCGTTTTGTTCTGCAATAGCCACATAATCTGTTTCACGAGTATTGGTTGCAAATATTACAACGCCTTTAGATTTTGCGGATTTGTTTAAGTTCGGCATGTTGTTGGTGCCATTCGTTCATTACCTCTTGGTAATGCTGTTGTGCTGTGACTAAGAATACTTGACGATCCACTTCAATGGGATTGTGAAATACATCTTCCAAGTACAATTCATCTGTGGGCCAGGTTTTGACAAATGCCAATAGCTCGGGAGTGATTCGAAACATACCACCATTGTGTGTGATGTGCATTTTGGTCAGTATGCGTTCTCGAAGTATTTCGGCATTTAAATGGTAGTCTGTTGCTTGTCGAATTTGTTCTACAATGGGTTTAAGGTCGCTCATACGCACAGTATAACACAAATTGCACCCAAGGTAAAGCGGCCGAAGCCGCCGAGTTTTACCGTTATTTGACTGTTATGCAATAGTTACAGTACCCCAACTCGAGGTCAAGTTGGTTGTTTCTGGAGGACGCACAGTGATGTTTGTGGTGATGGCCAAGTTCAAGCCATCGTTAAATGCACCCTGTGCGGGTGGAGTACCAACTGGACTGTATACTGGGATTCCTGGAGGTGCTGTGTTTGTGTCAGCTGCCGCATCAGTTAAATCAATAGTGAATGTAAACACCGTGCCAACATCGGCATTGGCTCCCTGCACACCGTTGGTCTTGATACCAACCGCAATGCTGTTACTGGCGTAGTCTGCTGTGGCTGATGCACTTGTCAATGTAACAATACTTTGGTTGCTTGTAGTGCAACCCCAATAGCCAAGTGCTGTATTACTGGCCGAAACTGTGCCGCCTGTACCTGTGCGTCCGCCGTTGGTTGCGGCACCGACCACAATACTGGCAAACCTGGTATTAAGTAATGCCAACCAGTCTGCGCCTTTTGCGTTGCCCAGTGTGTTGACACAACTGAATGTCAATACCAGTTTGCCACCAGCATTCCAGAAATAACGAGCTTGATCTGCACTTGCAAATGTTGCTGTACGTGTAATTTGTTGTGTGGTAGGAGTTGCTGTGTTCCATGTAGTAGCGGTAGGTGCGGCGCCTGTAATGTCTGTACCGTTGGTGGCTGCTGTTAATTTATTTGAGTATGCTGTGTTAAGGCTAGAACTAAATGTGGCCAAGTAAGAAATCAATGTACCGGCAGTTGGTGCGCCGATGCCTGTACCAGATCCATCCTGGTGTGTTTTGATAGAGTTCAGGGTGTTAACTACTGTGGCCCATTGTGTGGCTGTAACTAAACCTGCCGCGCTAACAGTACTCAGTGCAGTTTGGCCATAACCATTCTGGCCGTTGCCCACAGCCCAGATGGTATTAAGAGTATTTGCTGTTGAACTGGGACTTGAACCAACAAACCCGTTGTAGTCGGTTGCTTGGATTAGTCCGCCTGATGAATATGCCATATTTTTTTCCTATTACGAATTTAATTTTACTGTAGCTTCAATTATACCCTCACCTGGAGTAGTTTTGCTAGACAATGCTCGCCCAATTACATTCCAAGGTGAAATTTCTGTTCTTGCGCCTGCTCTGGCCAATCCATTGCCGGCACTTACTAATCTGTCACCCTTGTTAATTGGGCCAATAACGCGAACAGGAACCCGTCCGCTGACCGCAACTGGTGGATGTGTACTATCTGATCCAGCTCCGCTGTTCATCAAATAGGCTGCTCTAGTACTTATGACTCCAAGGATGTTTTCGCTTAATTCTGCCACCACAGCGGTGATTTCTTTGATCCCGCCCAATTCAACCACAGTTCCGGGCATGATGACCGCATCAGCTTCGAAGCGTTCTGCAACGTCCGCATACTGTGCGTGAATACTTGTACCATATATGTTGTTCCACCAACTGGTTGTACTGCCCAGGTTATATGTTAAGTTTGCAGTTGGTACTAGGTTAGCGCCAAAAGTGGTGTTGCCACCGGTTCCACCTAGGCCTAATCCGGTGATTGAGTCGTCAACATATTTTTTGGTTGCCACACTGGTAGTAGTGCCTAATGCTGTGTTGGCTGTGATTTTTACAGTACCATCACCACCCACTGTCAATAATCTAGTTGGTGTACCACTGACATTTGCAAAGAAATCCAAATTCTGACCAGTTACTGTGCTAGTAACTCGTGCGGCTCCAGACACCACTGATACTGTAAGATCACTTGCGGCACCCACTGTGAGTCCACTATTGGTAGAAATACTCTGTGCTGTGGTAAAAGGCGAAGTGCCAGACAATCTAGCAAACACAGCGGCGGCGGAACCACCTAAATAATCTGCATTGTTTGCATTGCCCCAATATCTCAGTCCAATTAAGGTGCCACCTATGGCGTCATCGGCCAAATTCATACCAGGATTGATAGTGCTGAATCCACTTGATGTCAATGCAGGACTGGGTGTAAATGCTGTGTCTGTGCTCAAAATTGCCGCTAATTTGTTATTGATTAAAAACTTAACTATAACATGAGTGGCTGTACCATCACTTAGAATATCTGCAATGGCACCTGATTGGCCTGTGGTGGCAGTGAACGCAGGTCCAATTACTGTCCAACCAGCATCGCCGACACCACCATTGTTGACTTTTAATTGTGCGTTAGAACTGTCCCACCAAAGATCACCTGTGGCTGTGTTATCGTATGTGGTGTCTGGTCTAGTACCACCGGATGTGGCACCGCTGATACGCTTCCAACCCACAGACGAGCCCATGTAAATTTTAAGAACTTTGTTGGCGGCATCGTTTTTGTCCCACCACAACTGTCCTTCTTGAGGATTTACTGGGGCAGTTCCACTGGCAAAATTTTCCAATAACTGTATAAAATTTTCATTGAGGAATTGTCCATAGCCAGGGAAGTTTTTACCCACCAAGGTAAGGCTAGTGGTAGTGGAATTTGCTGTACCCGGTTCAATTGATACCAGGGTTGTTCCATCTGAATTTGTTATTGTATATGCCATTTAAGTAAACGCTCCAATATTAAGTTTATTTATCATGTTTTTTACTGATATTGGAACCAGAAATCTCCGTTGTTGCCTATGGCATTGTCTGGTGCAGTCGAGTCGATATATCGTTGGCTTCCTTGCCAAAGTGCTGTATTGCCTGTGATTGCTGCCGATACAAACGCTGTTGTGGCAAGTTGTGTGGTGTTGGTGCCAGCTGTTGCAGTCGGGGCTGTGGGTGTGCCTGCCAGCGCAGGACTTGCCAGATTGGCTTTAAATGCCAAATTGTTGTTGGTTGCATTATTTACTGCCGAAACATTGCTGGATATTGCATTATCAGTATAAATGCGTTGTGTGTCATCCTGTGCCATCACATAGGCTGTGGTTGCTATTTGTGTGGTTCTTGTTCCTGCGCCAGCAGTGGGAGCGGCAGGTACACCTGTAAATGTTGGGTCGGCAATATTTGCCCGCAGTCCAATGGCAGTGGTTGTGGATGACTCTAGTGCACCAACATTGGCCAAAATACTGGTATCTGCGTATTCTCTGCGTAGGTCATCCTGTGCCATCACATAGGCTGTGGTTGCTATGGTTGTGGAGTTGTCTGCCACTGTGGCAGTGGGTGCTCTGGGGTTTCCAGTCAGTGTTGGGCTATAGGTGGTTGCCCTAAGGGCTATTGCGGCATTGGCTGCTGTGACATTGGCATCTATGCTGTCTAGTCTTTGGCTTTGAACACCAGCATTGGCAGTCAATGTTGTAATCGAACTGTTCTGCGTGGCAGCATTGGCCAATAAACTGGTAATCTGTGTGTCTTGTACACCTGCATTGGCATTTATCACAGCAACATTGGCCAGTATGCTGGTGTTGATGACATCAACATTGGCCCGTATTTGTGCATTTATTGTGCTGACTGCACCTGCGGTCACAGTGGCATTGGTCAAAGTAGAATAGGATGATCCTGTGTAAACGCTGATTGCCTGTGTACTGGTATTGTACCATAATTGTCCAGCAACTGGATTAGTTGGTCCACTGTTGCTGGCAAAATTTTCCAACAAAAACAGCTGGTTTTCATTTAGATATTCTCCGTAACCAACAAAATTCTTACCGGCCAGACTCAATGATGTACTGGTGTTTAAAGTTCCGTCGGCGATATTGGCCAATATAGTTCCGTTATAATAATTTATTGTATATGCCATTGTTTTTATCCAAAATTGTTTCTGCTAAATGTGGTAGTTAAAGAAGTGGGAATGCCAATACTGGGCATAAGTTTCCATTCACCATCTTGTTTTACCCAAGCGGCTTGAATTCCGCGCCAAACATCACTTACTTTAACTGCTAATGTATTTACCGGTTTCCACACTCCGCCAACCTTTACACGGCCTGCTCCGCCACCCGAGAAGACCAACACCGCCTGCCCCGGGCTTCCGCCCGATCCTGTGCCAATTCCACCCTGAGCTATCCCGCCCGGCCAATATGGGCTGTTGGTCCCGCCTGTGCTGTTGCCATCTGCGCCCACTGCTCCAGCAGTTGAGCTACCTGCACTGCCTGCAAGTCCCCCATAGGCATTGTCAAATCCTGGGCCGCCGCCTACACCCGAACCCCCACCCCCCCCCCCACCCCCGCCACCACCCCCGCCATCACCGGGACAGTCTCCACCTGTGGAATTTCCATTGGTAACAGCAGTGGGATTGCTGGCTGAAGAAGCACCGCGATTATTTGAACCGCCACCGCCACCGCCACCTCCGGCAGCAAAGTATGCTGTTGACCCATTGACCAGCAACAAGGTGGCTCCTCCACCGCCACCGCCACCACCTGACCAACCTGCTGGGCCTGCATTTCCACCACGGCCACCATTTAAATATTTTCCGTTGACAGATATTGTGTATCCTGCACCTGCTGAACCACCACCACCACCGGAACTGCTACCGCCGCCGCCTCCGGGGCCGCCCACTGCAACCAATACTGTATCACCTGCGGCCAAAGTGACTGAGTTGTTGTAATACCAGCCGCCGCCACCATTGCCTGCAGGACCGTTGCCGTCTACACCGCCTGCTCCACCCCCAGCACCCCAGAGGTAAACATCAACTTCGGATTTAAAACCAGCGGGCACAGTAAAAGACTCTGTGCCACCGTTGTATACAAATCGTTTAACTAGCTGATTAGCCATGCACTTGTTTCCAGTCACAAGTAATAGTATCTTTAACCCAAATGGCCTTTACATTACTCCATGTATTAGAGGTTGTTTTAATTTTTACATTTGCAACATTAGACCAAGTATTACTACTTGTTTTAATCCTAATAGGCAATGACACATTAGAAGTTATTGACATAATTAATAAAGCTGGTACCAGATATCGCCAATATTGCCTTGAAATTGTCCGGGTGCATAACTTTCAACATATACATTGCGAGCAATATTGGAAGTCATTGTAATATTGCCATTGGAGTAAACACTTTGTGTTGCAACAATGTTGGCAGTGGTTGACACATTACTGGCCAGAGCTCGCAAGTTGGCAGCCAGTATAACATTGGAATACGAACTGGTGCCAAAAGTTGTATTGGCATAAGTTTGGAATGCACCAAGGTTGGCACTAAGGACGGCAATGCTTGCCGCACCCGACGCAAATCTATTATTAACGCCAACATTGCCGGTGTCTATGTAGTCTCGTAATGATGCGTCAAGGTTTGTGACACTATAAACCACATTGGCCACATTACTGTTGATGCCAGTTATCACTGTACTGGTTGGCAAGTATGCGTCTACAGTGGCATTGCCATAGTTACTGGTTCCAAATGTTGCGTTGGCATAGGTATAAAAACTTCCCACATTTGTTGACAAGGCAGCAATTGAGGCATTGGCTCCGGTAACTCTAGTTATTTGTACTCCGTTGAGATCTGACACATACAGTTGCATGGCAACATTGGCTGACACAATAGCGGCCGTGGCCGCTGTGACATTGGCATTGATGTCGGTGATCACTGTACTGGTTGGCAAGTATGCGGCTATGTTGGCATTGCCATAGTTGCTGGTTCCAAATGTTGTGTTGGCATAGGTGTAGAATGAGCCAACATTGGCCTGTATAGCACCAATTGCTGTGTTGGCTGAGGTAATTTGTGATAACTGTATGGCATTGTTGGCGTCCACATACAGTTTCATTGCAGTATTGGCCGCAGTAACCAAACCGGTCACAGTGATCACATTGGCGGTTAATCCCGAATACAAAGCGGCAACATTGGCCGCCAATCGAGTTTCCAATTGTCCCACCGTAACACTAGAATTTCCTGCAATAGCCAGTGGATTAAATGCAGTACCGGTGTAATATTTCAAAGTGGCTGTGGCAGTATCGTACCACAGTTGACCAGTCAATGGATATAGCGGAGCAGTGGCACTGGCTTGGTTTTCCAACAGCCAAACAAAGTTTTCATTTTGAACTGTACCATAGTTGATGTAATTTTTACCTACCAGGTTCAGGCCAGTGCTGGTATCTAGTGTACCGTCTAATAGAGTCAGTAGTTGTAGTCCGTTACTTTTGTATATGGTATAGCTCATCGTGGTTTATCCTATTGAACTCAAGTCGGTTAGAGTTTGAATTCGCACAGTATAATCGATTTGAATAAGTCTGTTTAGACTCTTTTGCACAGGATGGAACACCACATGTGTCAACAACAGGCCTGTGGTGGTTAGACCTTCGCTGCCATCAAGGCTACGAGCTTTTAGTCCCAGTTCGTCAAACACGTAGTCACCATTTAAACTTTGACTGTTGTCAAAAGCCGCTTGGTCAGCAGGCTCGCCGTAGTCCAGCAGGCAGGTTACCAGGATGTCTGTGTAGATGTTGCCCGGAGTGTGCAGTACTGTGATCTTATTTCTAGCAGGATCTGTGTTTTTAACACTGGTATCGTCGACAATCTTAAAATAGGTGGGATTGTACAAGTTACTGTTCTGTGCATTTGTATTGGCAGGCAGGTAACTGATAACGCCAGTGGGGTCAACGGCAGTACCACCATTCCCAAAGTGCATTTCGTAGATAAAACTCTGGGCCTTGTTGCTCAAGTTCTGTGCCAGGGCCACGGAAATGTTTTCATAGTGGATGGCATTGCGCTTGTTTATGAAAACTTCTTTGGTTTCCGGATCAAAAATCTTAATGTGCCCTTGCACATGAATTCCACCGGTTTCGTTGGGTTTGCGGTCTGGTGTTTGAGTTTCCATTTTTGGTGTGTCCTGCTGTTTATCTTGTTCCATATGTTATTTATCGCTATTTTTGCTTATAAAATTAAGGCTTCAACCAGTTTGATGCCTGCATCGTCATTTGTTTCCAATGCAACGGCAAATGCCGTACCTCCCACCATTGCAATGGCGCAACCGCATGTGTCTGCTACCAGGTCTTGTCCTTTGCGTACTGGCCCTTTTACAAACACAGGTACTCGTCCTTTAAGAGCCACAAATACTCCGTTCTCTAGGTCTGAGTTCATTCGGTATGCAGGATCGGCACTTATAGCACCAATGGCTCTTGAGTTGGGTTGGCAAGCAGTGATTTCAGCTTCTCCGCCAATCATTACCACAGTTCCCACTGGATATTCTGCGTCAGGCAAGTACATCTCTGCCAAGTCGGCGTACTGCGACGAAACAGATTTACCATAAAAGTTAATACCAAAGACATTGTTATAATACGAGCTGGTCGATCCAATATTAGCTGTGGCATTGGCGCTAGGTGCAATATTGCCAGTAGCCAGTGTTGCCACTGTGGTTGTGCCAGTGAAGGTTGGTTCTGCAGTTGGTGCTTTGTCGTTAAATATATTCCAATCAGTGCTAGTTACATATCCACCAGTACTAGTAGTTGCCACACCAATTGACAGATTGGGATAGGTAGCATTACCTGCTTTAACTAACGGTGTTGTTACTGTTATGCTGTTGACCACACCGCCCAATACTGTGCCACTGACATTGGCTATGTCTGAGGCCAAGCTAACACTGTTGGCCTGTAATGAAGTAATTTGTCCTGTATGTATATTGATAGTTGTTGTTTGCCCGCTTATGCTAGAACTCAGCGAGTTTATACTGGTATCCTGTGCGGCTGCATTAGATTGCAAACTTGAGACATTGCTTTGTAAATTGGCAACGGTGTTGCCAGTAACCAAGTTAACAAAGTCGCTGAACACAGTATATGTTGCAACTCCAAGTACATTTGACGATGCGCCTATCGTTACCACCGGCAAAATTACATTAGCACTCAGTGAGCCTATTTTTGGTAATTGACTAAATTTTATCGCCATTTTTATTCCTTAATTAACAATTGGTTGTTTTCTGACATCATAATGTTATTTACTGTAGTTGTATCATCTTCGTTAGTATAATAATCATCTAGTACAAGGGTTGATGTGGTTGCACCTTCGCCTAAGAATGCTCTAGCAGGTAAATTTTCTGCGTCTTGGAACTGCAATCCCTGATCCCTAAAGTCGTAATCTAGCCAAGCAAGATTGTCTTGCTTGATTAACACATTGCCCGAAGTGGATGTAATCTGAACTGTTCCATCGGAGTTGACCGACCCCAGTATAGCAACAGCATTTGGTGCCACGCTGGTGATAGTTCCGTTGATGTACAGCACACAATTTGCATTGGCTGTGGTAAAGATTCCACTCTGATATACAACTGCCACAGACTTGCCACTGGTTACATTGCCGCGAACAACAACATTAGCGTTACCAAATCTTTGTGTTACAACATCTCCGACATTGGCAGAGATATTTCCTGTCAAGGTTACTTTATAAGTGGGATTGTCAGCCACGGTGAACACAGAACTACTGGCGTTTGATCTCCAGTAGTTGATTGATGTATTACTGCTGAAAGATGAGTTGCTAGAAATTATTGCAGTTCTAGGATTTAGACCTGGAATCAGCTGAGCCTGGCTAACATCATATACCGTTGTTCCTTGTTCATGCTGTTGATTGGATGTGCCACCCACTGCTCGACGAATATTTTTCAAGGTACTAGTAGTTTTGTCATTTTCCCAATAAGTTATCAACTCGCCGCCAATGAATACGCGACCAGGCACTGCCAAATATGTGTCTGGTGTTGGTAGCCCTGAACTGTTACTAACAAATATCACTGTAGAATCAATGTCTATGTTGGCTATCAACTGAGTAGTTGCAAATCCGCTGATGCGGAAGTACTCATGGTTACCATTGATATCAAAAAATTCTCTGTAGGCAAAGGTAACACCATCGGGAACTACAGTTAAATTTGCAGATCCCACTACTTCTTCTGTAAACACGCTGATGTCTACACTTTCATGCACAACACCAGGTAATAGTTCCTCTGGGGCATGACTGGAATAATAATCAATGTAGGCACCGCCGTCAACGTTGATATCTTCCGGTCTGCTTCCCAGGCCTGTGTCAACATAACGACTTTGAATAACTGTGTCTAATAGAGCCTGGTCTGCAACATTGGCGTTAAATTTTAATCCCTGTACTTGCACGCCGGGATATTCGATGCCAGTGAAGTACTGCGTTAGCCAATATTGGTTATCTCGTGATCTGGCAACTTCACTGCCAAGTGCTGTGGTTGTATCTAGATTGTCAACTTGGTTACTGGCAATATAAGCAATTACTCTATCATTGGCATTGCCAACTTCCTCACCAGTTAGTAACTCAAATGTATCATAATTAAAGTTGGCAGATGCACTGACATTGGCTGCGGCACGATATGCTTGACCGTTATAGGCAACCACTGATCCAGAGGCATAACTATTGGCGCTGGTCCACAATAACACATCAGAGTCGTATGCTGTGCGGTCAAACTTCAATACACTATCAAATTGTCTTGCTGTACGATTAACGATTCGTGCCGCAGCCAAGCCACCTGTGCCTGTTCCGTTGATTCTAACTTCAGGTCTAGAAGTATAACCGGTTCCGCTATTAGTTACTGTAACAGATCTGATTGCCCCATTGCCCCATATTGCCGCGGTTGCTGTTGCGCCAGTACCACCACCACCAGTGACAGTGACCGATGGCTCAATCACATAACCAGTACCGGGATTACTGATTTCAATTGTGTCTATGGTATAAGTGTGATACTGTTTCCAATATTGGTATTCGGGTGTGATATTGATTAGTGTGGTATCGCCACTCAATTCACCACTCGGTGGGCGATACTTGCCCAGTGTTTTGTTATACAAACTTGGCAAATCAAAATCTGTCACATTGCTACCAACTGTGTCTGAGCCTGTGTAGTCAACCACATACTCACGCACAATGGTTCTGTATGGTTTGACCTCATTGATGTAGTCAAGATAGTACTCTTGGTTATCCAACACAAAGCTAGGTGGCTGACTTAGTTCTCTTAGGTTGTGGAAGATACTAATAAAACTGGTTTTAAATATCCAATCAACCGATTTTTGTTCTTGTAGGATATAATTAACAATGATAAAGAATAACTTATTGAACTCTGCACCCAGTGAATCTATAAAGATATCATCACGCAGAGCTGTTAGTATGTTGCGAATTTCAATACTGGGTGTTTGATCAAATCGCACAGTGTCAAATCGATCTTCGTCCCATCCCATTTGTCCTGCGGCTAGATTATACAAGGTGGATTTGAGCTGTATGGTTCCGTTTTCTATGCCAACTCGTTCCAGTATTAAATCTGCGGTTGTTCTGTAAATAGAGAACTGACCATTATCGTCATAGTTAACTCGCACAATATCGCCTGCGGCCAATGTGAGTGTGGCAATATCTTTATATGCTGTCACGGTATAAGTGATACGACCGGTTGGATCGTAGTCTTCTGCATACCAATCAACTTTGTCCCAATACAATGCAGTATTGTAATACTGGATACGACTGATAACAAATACTCTGTCACTGTCTAAGGTATAGATTGTCCAAAGCCCGCTGTTGGAACTATCCGAAGTGACCAATACACGATATCCAACAGGTAGTGCATTTGCTATCGATGCCCTGGTATCGATATATCCAATGTCTTCAACTGTTGTTACAACTTTATCATATTCAGTGGATGGCGGAACGGGATCAACTTTTTCTATTCCTAGTAGGCTGTATTGATAAACAATGGGATACTTGATCAGTACACCGTTGACATATTTTACAAAGTTTTCCACAGCCATTGATCTGTCAATTACTAAAGTTTGCACGGGTCGGGTATTTAATCCAATCTTGTTAGATTCTGTTAACGTTGGGTCTGGCACAACTTGTCCAATTGAATCAATTCCAGACAGGCTATCAATCAACTTGTCAATAATTCTGGTGGGGAGTTGAATATTTGGTTGGCCTTCCTTAACCAATTCATATTCGGTATGTACACTATTGTCGTTATAGAACTTTTGATAGTCTATGTGTAGAACAGAATTCACTGCATTTAGATAATTTTGTACATTGACCAGGCCAATTGCGTTATTCTTGGACATAAAGCCATACGGAATACCTTGTAATTGTGGATTTTCTATAATGTTTGACAGTATAGAAACGCTAAAGTGTTTGCCTGGTGCGGCACTTTGTTTGTCAATGACCCAATAATAATACTCTGGAGTAATTACTCCGCCGATTACAGTGGTAACAACACAATATACATTTGTATATAATGGTACGCCATCGCCGCCATTGATGATGTATTGTGCCGGAGGAAATTTACTCTTTATCCATTCACACACCTGTACTGTGCTGCCAGGAAATAATTTACCCCAATTGTTAGTTCTATAAATTAAATCGCCTTGCTCGTAGTCGATATATCTCAAGTCATTTAAATTCCACCACAGTTTACCAACTTGTCGTTCATTCCAATGGAATCCGCTGTTGTTAGATATGTTGGTCCTGTTGCCGGCATTGTACACCGCAGGATCTAGTGCTGTCTTAAAGTCCAAATCTTGTTCAGCTATGCCTAGTATCTTGCCTTTTACTGGATCAATGTAATCTAATGTTGTTCGAATTAACTCTGTCGTTTTGTCATAGATAAAGAATCTGTTGATGTTGTCAAGGTCAACTTTGGCTTCTTGGTATCGAATTTTGTTCCAGCTCTGTATCTGAGACATGTTTGTATACACATGCACCGCACCTGCTCCTGGTGCTATGCTGTCGTTGCCAGGCGCTCCAACCAGGATCAAATCTTTATTAATGTCTAGGCCGATACCAAATTGATCATTGCTGCCTAGACCTGTTGATTTAATATGTTGTACATAGCTCATTATACCTGTGTTGTTTGTGCCTGTTTCTGCGTCCGACAACAATTCATAAACAAAAACGCTACCCGATGATTTAACAATATCTATCACTCGTGTGGCTCTTTGATCAAAAGTAGTTTTTCCTGCGTCAATTTCAGCTTCGTAGTACACATCATCTTCAATGCTGGAAACTAACAATGTTGCTGTTTCTGGACTATACTTTATTCTACTAGCAAAGCCAAACCCAATTGAGCCAACAGGATGAGCGATAACTTGATCTAATCCATATGGTGTTATTCCAACCAGGTCAAACAAGTTCGATCCATTGTTGACTATAGACAATTTGTTATTTGCAACTTTATTTGTGGTAGAGATTGTAAAAAATCCATCTGCGGTGGTTGTTGCAGTTACCAATGGTATTTTTGCCGTGTTGATCAAATCAACACAAGTTGCTGGATCAGCATATCCGGCCGGAATAGCAACGTTGGCCCATGTGGTCATGTCTCCTATACTTGGACTGTATGCCACATTGGCTGTTACAACAGCACTGGATAGATCAACATAATAACTGTTGATGTAGATACCAATGTTGCTGTTAAAAGTAGACCCACCATTTTTAATTGATGATATGGTGTATTCGGGAGTTGACGCCGCTGTGATACTGCCTAGAACTTTTGCGGTGTCTGAGTATCTGTAAACTGCTCCAGATTCGCCAGTTGCCTGTAGAGTATTGGGAGCAGACACATAGAATGTGGATCCCAGTAGGTGATCTATGGCAATTGAACTACCAAATTGGTTTCCGGCACTGGCAGTTGGTTCAGTGATTTTTTGTACCAGAACCCAATCAGTGCTGACTACCAAAACAACCTGTCCCAAGGCCAAGGGATTGTTAAAACTTAGTCTTGTGTTATTGGTTATTGTGTAGGTAGAACTTGACTGTATAGATCCGTTGATATATACTTTTGTATAAGTACCAAAGTTTTTAGCAGAATCGTATATGTTGTCCAGGTTACTGTTATAACTTTCTTCAAATCGTTTGAATATGTAAACTGCGCCTGCGCCACTACTCTGTCCCGGAGCACCAACAATCAATGTTTTGCCGTCATCCGTGGTGGCCACAGCATCTCCAAACATATCACCGGCAACCACATCAACAGGCACTGGCACTGTTCCGGTGTTTTCATAGTACTTTGATTGTAGCACAGAGATTTTGGTGTCTAACACAGTCGGTGGGTTAACAAAATTAATCACATTGCCCGACAGTGTAAAGTCAACATCTACAACATAATTCTTATATTGATCACTGATGCTCAATGCATATTTGCTGGCCGGAGTGTACACGGTTGTGTAGGTGGTTCCCACTGTGTCTGCAGATCCATATGTGATTGTGTTGCTTTTGATTGTCACATTGTCTTGATAGTTATAGATATAAACTGCGTTGGTTCCAGGTGCACCGATGTACATCCAATCATTGTCGTCGGCAATAGCAATTGCATTGCCAAAACAATCCCCTGTGGCCGCGGTGTTACTGGTCAGTATCTGTAACTCTGCTGTTGCCAAGTTCTGTATGTAAACATAGCCTCTAGCTGAATTGCTCAGCGGAGCACCTATTGCCACAACATAGTCTGACGCTGTAATTGTTTGTCCAAAATTGCCTGCTAAATTTGAGCGGGCATCAAACTTGCTTGTCTGGCGAACTGTGGTGCCGACTCTAGAAAAAGTTTTAACAATACCTGTGGATCCATCAATATTTGTGTACTGCGGAGAACCAACAAATAAATTATTGGCCAATTTGTTACTGGAGATTGTGGTTCCAAATTGCCCGTTTATACTTGCGGACTCGTCAGTCAACAACTCTGAAGTTGAATTCCAAGCATCAACTTTGTTGTACACACCCCAATTACCGTCGGCGTCTGCTGAGTCCACCCATAATTTATCCCCAGCTTCCCATCCCTTCAGCGGAATGATGTTGTTGGCATCTGTTAGACTGCTTAATCTTGCTGACTGTAGTTTATAATATACACCATATCCATTGATATTTTTAAGTTCTTTAATTGTGCTAGATCTAGAGTTGTCAATCCCTGTGCTGACACCAACTCCGTCGTTCACAATTGCTACCTGAACTTTTCTTGTTTCGCTCACGGTATATACTTGATAAAATCCATCCAGTCTAGAATCAAATGACTTTATTGCAAAAATATCGCCGCGTACCAATCCCGGGGCATCTGTAAATTCAACTGTCATTAAATTATCAATATTGTAAGTCAGGTTTACTACATTTATCTGTGTTTCGGTAACTCGATACACGTTCCATTCATTAGCATAATCTTTAGCAACCCAAATATAGTATCCAGGGCCTATTTTGGCAATGACTGTATCTAGTTCATTGTATTTTGTAAAACTAAACAATGTCTCATCTACATCAATCAAACTGGGATAACCGGCAGTTTGTATGTCGTTGATTGTTTCAGCTAGGCCATTGCGGTTAAAAAATAAGTTTTTAGTAAAACCTGCTGGGGCTTTGTAAAGGTCAGTTGGGTGAAAGCTGACCACATCTTTGAGTGGTTCAATTTCTCCACTGTCTAAAAATTGTATCGCAGTTGGGTTTGCTGTGATCACTGTTTCATCCAGCTCAACTTCCACAATTTGGTCTGTGGTAAGTGATCCATATTCTCCCACACGCAATGCCCATTCTTCGTATATGTCAATGCCACTGGTCCATTCATTTACTGCGGCATTGGTTAGTCCAGTGATGGCATTTAAAGTTCCTTTTTCCTTGATAAATCCCTGGAAAAACTTTACCTGACTAGTTTCATCCAGGCCAAAGTTACTCAGATAACCTCTTTTACGGAATCCAATCAGGCTTGTTCCATACCCCTCCAAGGTCATGTCACTGGGCAAATTGTCAACATCATATACCTGCTGTAATCGTTTGGCGCTGTGTGTGAAATTGGGTAACAGGCCAGTCTTGATATCGCCGCTGTTGATCTGTCTCCATTGTTTGTCTTGTACAAACTCTGAGTCGGCCACAATATTGGTCAATGCAGTGTAGTACAAATTTTTATATTCAACAATGCTACCCAACAGATAATCTACGCCCGGCTGCCAGGCATCTACTAGAGTGCTGTTGTACACAAATCCTGGAGGGCTCAGTGTACCTGTCCAGGATCCTGTTTTGCTACCTACCAATTTCAATCTGAATTGTCTATTGCCCAGTTCAGGAACATACAAAATGTCATTGAACACCGTGACATTATCAAATAAGATGGCATGTTCGTACTGTACCACTGTTAGGTCTGCTAGACAAATTGTTTGATTAGACAAGCTCTTCAAAGTAAATTTATTGCCTATACGACTTTCTGTAAATTGTGTATTTTTAATAAAGTCAGAGTTTTGGTCAAGCAACTTTGTACCGTTGGGAGTATTGTCAATGACATTGATTACTCCATCTGGTTGTATGTTTACCAATTCGTTGTAGACTGGACTTAGTACAATAATACTACCTGATTTCCAACCTTGTTGTGCCCAATTTAAAAACTCTTTGGTACTCAATACCCAGTTTCTTGTTTCACCCAGGTTGTCATCTTGTGTGTCAAATTTAAATCCCTGTGCCACAAGGAAACGACCGTAGCTGATTAAAAAGTCTACTACTTGTTGTTCTGTATTAAATTCAAAACCATAGGGTACAGTTAATTTTATATTTTGATAATCTTTATAAATTATACCGCGGCGTTTTAGTACTTCTACAATGTAGAAATTGTTATTGGCCATACTGGGTATGATTGTAAAAAATGGACTATTTTGATTGTATCCGTTTACTGTAAATCCATTTTCTGTTCGTTCAACCACCACGGCGCTGTACACAGCCTTGCGTATTGGTGTGCTGGAGTTCAACTGGATACTGTAATTTTCCGTTGGAATAACGATACTGTTACTGGTATTAGTTGGAGAGCCTTGTTCTGCCAGCAGTTGAATAAAGTTTTTATCTGTGTATCCGCCTACCTTATATCCCAACTGTACATTGACTGTGTCTAAATATGTGCGAATTGCTGTGACTGGATTCATGCCCAAACTTAACACATAGTCTCTGATCCAGTTCAAATAACCGGCACTACGAACTACTGTTCCGGCGGTGGTATCTCCATTAACTACCACTGTTGTTGGTGTGATTCGTTGGCGAGATTCTGTGTTGACCAATTGATCAATTGTGGTGTTACGATAGTAACGATCAACATTGATCAAGCTACCAAAATAATAACCAGGCTTGGCCAAGGCCAGTGCATATTGAAGTGCATATGGGAAGTAGCTACTAGTTCTCCAGGCAAATTCCACAGGGCCTTGATCACCAACACTATAACTACTGTTGGCTTTTAAACTGTCAAATGTACTGGTTGCCCATTTTTCAGGACTTAATAAATCGCCGTATTCATCCACTGGAATAATCTGACTCAATCCCGGACGAGCAAATCTGGTGTCAGTTCCGGCGGTGGGTCCTGCATGGATATATCCTGTTTCTAGGTCGTCCCACAACAACGTGTTGCCACCGGTGTACGGAGCGGCACCATATCGTTCTTCCCACCAGGTTGGCTTTTTGCCAAATCCCAACATCTCCCATGGATGTGTATTGGGCCGATATGTGTCAAAGAAGTGACTGAAGATGGCACGCCAGGTGCCGGGCAACATGGCTCCATCGACTCTGTCTTTAAACTTTTTATAATTCCAGGTCCAGGGATTACCTGATACAAAATACTCGTTGGTGCTATAATCTACACGATTATCACCAACCCAACGCAAAAATTTGTTACTTAGCAGTTGATTGAATTCTGTTAAGGAATAGTCAGTTGTTCTAAATTTGCCCGGCAAGTGATCGTACAAATCAAATATGTGTGTGTCGTAATCTATTTTGATATTGTTGTATATGCGCTTCTCTAGCTCCAACAATAGGTTATCTCGAATATCATTGAATATGGGAGTAATTGACCCATCGTGTCCCTGAATAACTTCTACAGGTGTAATATAACTTGTATCCGTGAATCTTTGAGGTACAAATTTTGGATATAATCCCAACTTGCTGGGAGTTTCTGGTATGAAGCTGCCATCGGTATCGTTATATTCGACAATTTTTAATTTGTCGGCAGCGACCAATGTGATTGTATCACCAAGCAAAATAGCACTACGATCTTGTAGGAATGAAAAATCAATTCCGTTGACCAATTGCACCCCATTCAAGTACACCAACACAGCCAGGTTGCTTAGTTTGGTGTCTTCGAACACCTGTGTGATTTCATATTGTTTGGTCAGCGGATTAATAATGCTGTAGTTGATCACGTTGGCATTATCACCATATGGTACCATATCGCTATAGTACCAAGGGAAAGTTTTATTTTTAATATTGTTGATGTTCTTCAATATTGCATCAACAATGGCTGCAATGTCTGTGACATTTGCTATATCCAATTTGGTCGCCAGTTCTAAAAACTTATTTTTAAACCTTGTATATTCTCTTGCAGAGTAATCAATGCTTTGTGCAAAGTTTAAATTCTTATCAGTTAAGAAAATATTACTGTACATGGCCGGAGCACTTTGTTGTACAATGTTGCCACCGTTGCCTTTGTAACGAATATCCCGCAGGCCAGAGAAGGTACTGCCAACATCCACTGCCAATTTGGTATTTTCTTTTATTTTGGTTATGTGACTTCTAATCTGTCCCAATGTCAGTGAAGAAAAGTTAGCGTTCTTGCTGTTGTAATCTAAACTGTTGGGAATTTCATAGTATCCTGTTTTGCTAACAGATCTACTGTAAATTAAAATATCAACTTTGTCATTTTCTTTGAGAAGAGTATAATCAACTCTGACAGTTTGTCTACTGCCCACAAGAGTGTAAGAATAGTCACTGCTTTTTAGTAATTGGTTGTTAACAAACACCTTGGTGTAAGGGATAGTATTTTCTTCTTCAGGCAATATGTCCACAGGAAAATAATTACTTGTGGTATAGGCAAAGGAAAATACTTGATACTGTTTGGTATCTTCTGTATTTTTAGTCCAGATGTTTCTGTTATCGTATGCGCTGATACTTGTGTTTTGTTTTAAGAAATTATAATTAACTGGAACCGATACTGTACTTGTCCCACTGGCATAGGTTATAGTTTCAGAGTCAAAGTTGTTGGTGAACTGGATATCACCAATGCTGTTAAAATTTCTGTAACTTAAAGGAAATCCCAGGATTCTGTCAGCAGATCCTGTGCCAACTTTGTAAGAAAATATTGCAGTTCCTGCAAAACTGCTCACCGGATAGTATGTGGTATCCCCAAGGCCAACACCATTGATGTCAACTATATCAAACAAGGGAGATTGGTTTACTGATGTTTTTAGTTGTCCTTGATTCCAGCTTGATCCAGTGTACCAAAAATTATAACCAGCGTTATCACCACTGGTGACATTTAAACAGTTACCTTCCAGTACTTCATAATCATCTGCTAGTGTCAAATGCACTTTTGTATCGCTGGCGCTACCGCCTGTTGTGTCAACAGCGGATATTACAAAAATAGAATTTTGTATACTGGGATCAAAATCATCAGCAAATACCGCCCTAATAGGTGTCATAACTGCAGGTGATGACAGCGTAACTTTTGGCACTGCTGTGTAGCCAGTGCCTTTGGATGCAAAGGTTAACGAATACACTCTAGACTTGTTAAGCGTCACGGTTTCTATGCCAGGCAAGGTCAGTGCCGTGCCATTTGTGTTGAGATTGAGTATCTTTCCTTTGTACAATAAAGGAACTGTTCCACTTGTTACAGACCCAGTGGTATGTGTTGGTGCTGTGCTACCAAAGGTACCTGCACCTGTTGCCAAGTAATACTTGTTGCCGTATGTATAATAGTTGTTTGAAATTGCTGTGCCAGATACAGCCCAAGTTGACCATGTATCGGGCGCTTGCCAAGTTGGAATATTGGTTACACCTAAAAATTGCAAACTCACTGTTCCGTTTAATGTGGATCCCGATGTGTGCGATGGTGCTGTACTAGCAAAGGTTCCCACACTGGTGGCTTGATAATAATAGGTAATAGGTTTGGCAGCGACAGTGGTATCTAAATATGAATAATATTTAAATTGTTCTGCTGTGGCGCCAGCAGTCCATGCAAAAGTAGAATCGATAGTTACTGTTGGCTGTGCATCATAGAAAAATCCGCTGCCATAAGATTCAAAATTAACACTTTGTAATCTATATGTCAGGTTGGCTCTTGCACCGGTACCGGTGCCGCCAGTTAAAACTATTCCAGACACAACAGGAATTGCATAGGCGCCGCCTGCAGACACTGTTAGTTTGGTAACGCCTCCGGTCTCAGAAATTTCTGTAACTTTTAAAGTTGCGTTTGCACCCGAGTACAATAAAGAAACAGTTCCATTTGATTTTGTTCCAGCAGTATGCACCGGCAATTCTGTTGAAAATGTGCCACTTGTTGTTGCCAGATACAAATTATTATTATAAGAATAATAAACACCAGTTGTGGCAGTGGCACCAGCTGACCAAGCTGTTGCAGAAATTGTTCCTGTTACTGTCAGTATATCATTCAGCTCGTAACCCACACCGGCAGCATAAATGTCAATTATACCATAGGTAGGATCTGTGTTCTCAACTTCCAACAGTACAGAAGTTGGCGCCGCGGTGACTAAAGTCCCTTCAAGTTGATTCATTGCATCAGTGATAGTGCCGTCATCAATTAACAAATCAACCGGTTTTTTGGCCACTCTGCCTGCATCAAACAATTGCAGATGTCCTTCAAATTCGATGATTGGTCTCTGGGCGCGGTAGGCTTGATCAGGAGATGCCACTGTGTTGTTGTAATCTGCTGTGGCTTGAATTACATCAATATGGAACCAACGATTACTTCTGCTCCAGGCATTGTGATCTATGCTATCTCTATTGATTGTGATATAGTCAGGAACTGAGAGTCCATCCACAGCATAAGCTTCTGGAGTAACTAAATCTGTTGTTTTTATCAATTGTATTGATGCTCCAACCCCTTCAACATAGTATTCGTTGCCACTATACACAGGATCGGTGACAGTATCATCAAATTGAATCTTCAATCCGTTGGTAAAAATAACTCCATTGGGACTGGTATATGATTTTTGTCCAATTATGTTGCTTGCAACATCTATACTGTATCCTTCAGATTCAACAATCTGAATCAAGCCAAATAAATTGGGGTTGCTGCCGTCTTGATAGTACAGTCTATCCAACGCGGCAGTATTCTCAGGCACAAGACTATAAAAGTTAGTGCGCTCAAGCCAGTATTGTTGATTTGCATTGTTGATACCGCTGGACACATACACTCGTTGATTGATTTCTACTGCGGCACTAGGTATCAGTACAACCAGGTAATCGCCACCGTCTGATGCTTGTAAATCTATGGTCCACACACCTCTTCTGTCGGCGGTTTCAACAACTTCACCTGGATCGTAGGCCACAAAGTCAAACGGTTCATCAGATTTATCAAATACACCGGGTGTTTCCCATTTTAAATCATCCTCTTCAGAATTTGTAAAAATTAAAGTTTTCCTATTTAAATCTGTTGTTACGCCATCAAATACACCAGGATATGTTTGTAACAAAACACTCAGCAGTTGATGCTGTATTTGTGTGTACCCAAATGTTGTTGCTATGTCCACGGTAGCGGCCAACGTTAATTGACTAAAATTATCTTGTGCTGTTTTTCTAGGAACTGTAAACACAATCTGACCAATGCTTGCGCCGTTGCTGGCCACACCGTATACGTTTCTAGTACCAACATTTGATTGTGACGCTTTGGTTCCGGCCACACCAGGTTCTGTTTGAATCCAAAAACGATTACCTTGTTGGCCAAGATTAAATTTGTATGTACCACCACGAGCCAATGTCAATACTGGATTGGCACCTGCGCCTTTGCCAGAAAAATTATATCCGTTGACTGCCAAGTTTCTAGTAACAACAAAAGTTTCTTCTGTGTCCACTGTGCCGGCATAAACATCCACTGCATCTGGGCCATTGGGCAGCCAGTAGTAATTGTTATAATTTCCAAATTTGTCAAAATCAAACAGACCGTCGAATGTGTAACTTTCATTGGCAAACATTCTGCTATGGTCAGAAGTATTTCCACCCAAGGTCGATACTTGTTGTATTAAATCAATATAGGTTGAAAATAAACTAACTGTGCTTTCTTGTTTGTTTTGTACCACGACAGATGGTTCTAGTTGATAGTTTTGTCTGGCGGCAGTTGGCTCTGCTACATAATTATCTGCGGTTTTATAAGTAGGTGCAAACTTACGACCTATGTATCCATTTACTCTACGCAGGTCAGCTTCAGAGGTCAACTGATCCAACGTTGCATTTAAGAACTTTTCGTTGGTATCAGTCTGAAAAATCGCTGGTAAAAATTTTAAGGTACTAGTATTGGCGGCCATGTATTAAATTCCAAGTTGTGCGCTAGAGCTATTAGTTTGGTTCAAGTGGTTTGCTGTAATAGAAGATATAACTTCTACATTATTAACTGTGGCAGAACTTGTGATAATTTCATTTGAGTCGCAATTGACTTGGTACATGGCACCAAATGAAATTCTAGGATCAGCTGGAACAATGATAATACTTGCTACCAAGGGAGTTAACTTCTGATGTAGGTATGCACTCAACTCTGAAAAATAAAATGTTTCTCCGAAGTCCCAATTGTTAATATCAAAATAAGTATTGATGGTTGCAATCACTGCACTTTTAATTTCGCTTTCGCTAGTGACCAGGTTGGGATTGGCCACCACTTTAAATCGTGCTCTTAGACTAATATCTGCCTTGTCTCCAAACAATGGTTTAAATTTGGCCGGATTAAAAACTATAGTGTCACTCAATGCCTTGTAGTTGCTCAGCGTCCCGTATGCGTTTGATAATTCTTCGTTGGTTGGAGGTGTTGGTTCTGCAACAGCGCCGCTGGTGTCTTGTAACCAGGATTGGTAACTACTAGAATAATCTTTAGTTAAAACAAACAAGTCCATGAGATTATTTGGGCTTGGATCAATTCTACGATTGTTTGGACTCACGTGTTGATATTGGAAACTTAGGCTTTGTCTTCCGGTGTAGGCCACATAATTTGTCAATTCAGAGCTTATCACTGTGGGATTGGTACTGGTCAAACTGTAAAACTTATTTTCACCACTGGCATAGAAAACTTGGCCAGGAACATATCCTGCACCAGCCAACTTAATGTCACCCAGGGTTGCATAATCTAATACCACATTCACCGTATCCACAGGATTTAAATTGATAAATGCATTGTTGTTGGAGTCAACAATTTGTTTAAAGAATACCAATTTTCTAACAGGGTTCACTGTTGAGTTGACCACTGTGTCAAACAAATCTGGATCGTCCGGAACACCGTCATTGTTAGAATCTTGGAATGTTACCAATACTCTGGTAGGATCTTTATAACCATCTGATGAAACAATATTACTGTAGATTTGCCATGTGATATCTTGACCAATGGGGCTCAGGCTATCTGCCTGTTGATTGACTTTTAATATGGTAATTTGATCATGCAAGGTTCTTGCCAACTTGCTGTCGTATACTTTTAATGCTGTGTCGTAGTAGAAGGTTGTTTCTGCAACACTTTCAAACACATAATTTAGGCCACGAGTTGTGACTGTAAATTGATTGTTGTTGAACACCACAGAAATTAACCAACTGGCGTCTAGGCCAGTGCCGGAAGTATCTCCTGCGTTAGTTAAACTAAATGTTCCGTAGTTCACATTGGAAGAAACAATTTTGCGCCAGGTTTGTGTTGTTAAATCGTAACGCAATGCAAAACTTTGATATGATCTAATAGCGGTTGCCAATCTTGTGGCTGTCACTTCATTGTCATACAATCCAGATTTGGTATCTAATGCAAAATCTGTTGACTGCATGGGCACCACCGCAGACAAAATTGCACCAGCAGGAATATGCTGGTTGATGGATAATTGTTTATTGGTTTCTAATCCTGTGCCACGCAATACACAGGCATAGATATAGTTCTTCTCACCTTGGTATTGTGCCACTCCAGTTTTTAGTGTATTTTGTGCAGAAAAGAATTGACCAGTGGGTGCTGTAAATTTGATCAACGCACCTTCATTGACATAGTTTCTATTTCCTGTGGTTATGCTGGCGCCTTTGCCAAAACTCAACACAGATCCTGATGCATTGATCAATTGTCCTGTTCCAGCATTGGTTATATTTGTTAGGCTGCTCCAGTACACTGGATTTGTTCCTGTGTTGTCAGTTACTGCATATCGAGGTGTGGTATTGTATCTAAAATGTGTAAGTTTTTGTAGGCTCAACAGTGGTCTAATGCTGTCGTACACAATTTCATTAACATCGCCAACTGTTTCAAATGTGAAATTAAACGAGTCAATTGAATTTGTATCTCTGTAAAGATAGCCATCATTGCAGAAAATATTAGTACTTGAATACTTGCCTGTGACATCCAACACATCCAAGAATCTACTAACACCACTGCTGGTGCGGTTGACTGATTTGACTTTGACCACAGTATCAAACAAACTAAACGGTAAGATATTATAATCTTCACCGGTAATCATGCGATTCTGTGTGTAGTATTGTTGTGGTGCATTTGTTTTTATAGTTGCCAGCGATTCAGCCGACGAGCTGTTGCCAATGGTATAATGCAGGCTGGCGGTCACTGTCAATGTTTCTACTCTGCCGGTTCTGCTGACATAGGCAATGGGAATATTAACACGATTCAATTCGTTTGGGGTAATCTTATAATTTAAACCGTTGCTCTGCCTGTAATAAAAAGTAAAGTTTCCTGTGGGTATGTTGGCAAATACCCCATCACCAAATACCAGGTCAACTTGATCGTTTGCCCGTGTATTAACCTGGTACACATTTCTATTGGCAGTTTGATTGTAAATCACATTGGTTCCAGCAACTGCCGATACCTGTGTCCACGACTGGCTTGCCACTCCCTGAGCAGTGACACCATACAACCAAGTATCTGTGTTGTTTATGTTGTTGAAATTTATAGCCACTGACCTGTTGGGAATTGCATCGCTGAGACTAAAATCAATCTTGTTTAAGGCTCCTTGCTTGAAGAATACAAAGAATCCGGTATTGTTACTGTTGTTGCCCAGGTTGTCGTTTCTATACAGTATATTGAAAATACTACGGGGTATAGGAGCCGGTTCGTATACATAACTTTTGCCAGATGTATTGGCACTCACTGCTTCAAAGGAAACAGTACGATTTTCCACAGTTGAACTAAAGCTGTAAACTGGTGTTTGATTTGGCACAATACTGATGCCGTAGGCATCAGTTTGAATATTATTAATAATATCTGTACTACCAGGCTTGCCAACGACCTGTGTATTAACCAGTGTGGCATTTAGTACAGCAGTCATTTGCTCATACCAATTTTCGTTTGAGCTGTCGTTCCAGTTGATGATCAAGTTGGTTAAATCTGACCCATTGCTGTCAAATACCTGCTCGGTGGTACTGATATTGTCTATCTTTAGATATCCTTCGGCGGCAACATTGCGCTTGGGACTGTAGCCTACTAGGCGGCTTAATTTAAACACACTGTCTTGGCGCTGTGCTGTATCAATAAAGTTTTCGCGGGCATTTAGGTCTGCACGGAATGCCAGGCTCTGCCCCATAAAGGCAATCAAGTCAATCAGAGCAATGTATTCACTCGAGTCAGTAAAATCGTTAAAATCTTCAGGGTATGTGGTACGCAAGTAATCAATCATGGTCTTGCGTAGGGTTTCAAAATCGTAACTGGTAAAATCAGCTGATTGGAATGTCTGATAGATCTTGGTCCAGTCCTGTTGGACTAAGAGATTAGTTTGACGAGTGGTTAAAGCCATAGATATACCTTGTTCTAGTATTTATTCATATACAAAAACGGCTTATATTAAGCGTAGGTAATTTGTTGAGCTTGATTATCAAAATTCATCAACAGCACATCACTTTGATTATTGTTAACATAGGTCAAATCTATTATAATTTGTAAGCCATGTTCTAGTTCGTTCACAGTGACATCGTTGACATTTACTCTGGGATCGTAGTTGATAATATCTGTAATATCAGTTACCATGGCAGTTTTAAGCTCGTTGGTCATGGGCTCAAACAACATACCCCAAATAATTGTTCCAAAATTTGGATTCATGAGTTTTTCACCCTTGCGTATATTGAAGTGATTGATCAAGTCTTGTTTGATCAGGGCCGCATCTGTGGCTCTAAATTTCTTAGTTTGTCCTTGTGTGCTGAATCCGCGATATATTGCCATACTGTATTTACCCTACAAATTGTATGTGTACTGGGTCATTGACCGGGAAAGGATAGCCAAAGTTATATTTTTCCAATAAACCAAGTTGATTTAGCTTGTTAATATCTGCCTTGGCAACATCAAAAGCAACTTTTCGCAGGTGCGGACTGCTCGGAGCAGGTTTACTAGGCATATAGAATCCGCCTGCACTTGGATTTTCTTTTGTTCCACCTGCGGAAACCCAAGCATTGTATATTGCTGTTTGTTCTTCTAAAGATCTGTACGAACTGTTTATAGTAATTTTCTTGCTGGTTTGATCAAAATAATCCTTGGCCATCAGTTCCATTGCAGTTCTAACATCAGCTGGCATCTGTTTGTAATGTGCAAAATCGCCCGATCCTGAAGTAAATGTCATCACTGTTGTGGGGTCTACACCCGACTCTGTTCCGTAGTCTGCGCCTGGGCCTGCAGACCCCACAGGGGCAGTTGATGTGGCTGCAGGTGCTTGGCTCAATATGTCTATGGCATATCGTCCTTGATTGTAGTTATTAACTGGAGATACACCTGCATTGTCTTTGCCTGTGTTTTGTTTACGCCACTGTGCGGCTGCCAAAACCATTGCATTAACATCGCTGCCAAATACCTGTGTTTGTTCTCTGAAGAAGTAAGCAACATTGATCATGCCTGCGGCAACGCAAATACTATCTCCAAAGTCAATTCCACGGGGACTGCTTGTGGTTAATTTTTTATACGCATCTTGTATAAAACTAAACATGCATTCGTCTTGTGCTGTTGAGTTTCCCAAGAAGCTGTCAATAGTGGCTATTCCGCCCTTGCCGGTCCAGGCATTGGCCTTGGTAATTGCGTCTTGTCCGTACTGTTTTAAATAGTCAGGTTTAATAAATCCATATTCGGATAATATCACAGCATTTACTGCATAACGCCCAATTCTGAATTGAGTTTTGTATTGCGGATTACTATCACTTTCTGCAAATGCCATTTGTACCGCTAGTGACTTGACCTGTGGGGTGGTTAGTCCCGGAATGGCATTTGCATCGCCAAGAGTGCCACGCCCTTCCAACGAAAAGTCTGGACTTGGAGCATCTGATTTTTTCATAAACTCTGCAGGTGCTTGTTTCACCACAGTCTGTCCCGCGGCAGCTTTGATTCCTAGATCAGAATCATAACTACCTGTTTTGATAGCATTGCCTGATCCATCAGTTATTACACTACCATCACTGGATTTAACTGCATCTTGATCTTTACGCAGCCAGGCCCATTGTTCTTTTAATTTTGCTTTGCATTCGGCAGCAGTGGCTTTGGCTGAGTTTGTTCCTTGGCCATCATATGCACCTCGACCTGTTCGTGGATCTTGTACTGATGCCCATTGTGCCGCGGCTGCAATACATGCCTGTTGCAATGCGGCTTCGTCATTTTGATTTCCACTCCGAAGGTAGCTGGCCATACCTGCTCTACACAATATTTTAACAAACAGCATGTCTTGAAAATCAACAGTAAATTTTTGTGTAGTAGGTACATTTAATTTTTTTACTGCATCGCTGAGAGTTGTTGGGATACATTGGTACTTACCAACAGCAAATAATCGTTTATACGGATCTGATTCGTTATCCTTGCTCTTAGATAAAATTTCTGCAATAGACATATCAACCAGATTAATTGTTTCTCCGCCAATTGATCCTGTTCCTCTTGGTGGACTAGAACCTCGATTAAACGCATTATATCCACCTACACTAGATTCGTACTCAGCAATCCAAGCACCAAATGGCCCTGCACCACCTGTGCCACCCGAAGGCAAAACAGGAATTGGTGCAAGATCGGTACACACCGGAGTTGTTGCAGAACCAAATGCATCGGCAGCAGACACAGCAGTTGTGTTTCGTTCCCACGGTTCATGTGCTGGTGCTGAAGTAACAATGGACTGCAATGATCCCGGTACTGTGCTCCATAATCTTGTAGTTGCATCTCTGTTGGTGTCTGCCAGTGCATTGTTTTGTATTTCGCCGGGATCTCTAACCGTGCCGACTCCACCTTCGTTGAGCCTGATCATACTACCAACCAATTTTAGCTCTGCGGCAGTTGATGCTATGCCCAATTCCCCGCCGGCATTCACAGTCAATGCGCCTGCTGAGGCCAGGCCCATTGTGGCACTGTACAAAGTCATGCCTGTGCTGGCTCTGGCAGTGAATGAACTACTTTGCATCTGCAAACTGCCAAGTGCCTTGATATTCACACTGTCTCCTTGAATATTTACACTTGAATCGCTGTGTAGATCCAATGTGCCCTGTGTACGTATTGCCAGGCCCTTCATGCTGTACATGTCTATTCTGCCAGAGTTTCCAAATTCAATCCAAGCAGTGCCTGCACCATTGGCAATATAAAGGATTTGCTCGCTGTCATTCATTAGAATTTGATGACCGCCTGCGGTCCGCAGTCTAATTAACTGATCGGTGCCAGAATTATCACCATCGTCCATCACAAATGTATGTCCACCCAATCTAACTTTGGGCATAACGCCGCCGTCTGGAGCCCGACCCGGGGTACTGATTCCAAACACTTTACTTGGTGCGTCTCGCATACTGCTACTGCTAATGGCACCACGGACTCTATCTGTGTCTAGGCCTTGATTGATAATAATTTCAGCCTGTGGCTCATGCACTGGTAATTTGTTTGTTAAAAAAGCGCCTGTCATATTGGCTGGATCATTTTCATTGAACTCGGCCTGCGGTAAAAATACTGGTTCTGGTCTATTGAGACTGTTTCGTACTAGACTGCTTTTTACAGCATCTTTGTCTACCCCTTCGCTATATCTACCAATGGCTGGCACTGCACCATGACTTAAATTCTGTGTAGTAGTGCAGGCAAACCAGTAGCCGCGATCAGGGTCTCCGTTGATAAATGCACACAGTACTTCATTTCCCACATCGGGTGGCACAGCCCACATGCCGTACACGCTTTCTGTTTGATCATAACTGTTGGTTTTAGTGCGTTCATTTTGTGTAGTACTGCCGTAAAAAGGACTAGCATATCTTACCCAACGCCATCCCTGTTCATCATCTTCGTTTCCGCCGTAGTCGGATATCCATACACGCAATCTGCCCAATCTTAAAGGATCCACATTTAACTTGACTATACCAGCATAGATACCTTTGTCAAACTTCATCCCGCCAACAGATTCTTGGTTTGCCCAATCTGGTAATTTGCGTCCTAGTCTTAAATCCATTTGATATCCTTATGCAAAATTTGAATCGTTGACCACAGATGATTCAGCATCAGTTGATTGTGTGGCATAGTAGTCATCTATATTTACTTCAGGTGCTGTTTCATTTATAGCAGAAAGCCGTCGATCATCATCACTCAATGCCGGAGGCTCTGTTAGTGTTGATTCATCTAGTGTAGCACCTGTTTCATCAACCCCAAAACCTTCTGTGGTAGTTGGGTCTGTCACCGGCGACGCAACTTCTGTTCCTTGGAAGTCGCTTGGATTGTCGGCTTGGGATTCTGCATCGCTGTCAACTGTCCGTGTGCCGGCGGCAGCATTGTCTGTGGCAGGACCCACAGACCTACTGGATATAACTTCTTTTCCTTTTTTATCAGCCACACCACCTGAGTTAATAACATCAGGTACACGAACCATGTCAATTGTCTGTTCAAATTTACCATTTTGAAACACATTGTCAATAGTTAACATTCTATAAAGTCCAGTAAACACAGCACTTTCTGCGTACTTATCTTTTCTAGGTAAGCCTGTGGTTTCATCCATGTCGACAATGGTTTTAAAATCAACCTGTGCCAATATTTCTCCCGAATCCATCACAACACTACCAGTATCTGTTACACCAGTACTTCTAGACTGTGTGGCATAGCCACCTTGACTTGGGTTTGTGTAAATATCGTCTTGTTTTATTAACTCTGGGTCTCCAATAATTTTTAATTTTAAGTTCAGCATGTCGCCACGACTGTTGCTATATAGGCTATTTTGTATGTCTGTGGCTAGAATTGGTTTAACGCCATTTTGTGTTCCACCTGCGGTCTGCGGCAAAGTTGATACTATACGCATCTGTCTATTAACTAGTTCGGCTGCCTCAGGCGTTTTTGCAGACAATTCCTTGGATGCTTCATCTTTTTGTTGTTCTACTTTGTTTATTTGGGCCTCTTGCCATTTGGCAGATCCTGCTGTCATTGCTGTGTAAAACAAAGTATCAAAGTCAATTTGAAAATCTAATATGTCTGTGTTTTTTCCTGTGTAAGAATAGTAGTAGTTCTTAATACTGCCTTGCGGTGCAACGCTGGGACCGTTAGGGTGCTTGCTGTCGTATACACGGTATGGCAAAATATGATAAGTTGTTATGGTACTGAACTTATTCAGTGCATAGTCATAGGGCCCAAGTTGTACAGTGGGAACAACTTTGTACCACCACAGTGGTTTACCTTCTTTTTGTGCCAATTCCTGTGGCTGAGCTTTCCCAGGATCTTTAACCTGACTGGTGATATACTCGCTGTTACGCATTACCATGTCAATGACTTGTAATATTGAGGTTCCTGCACTAACTGCAAATGCACTTGCGTCTGTAAATACACGATTTGCATTCTTGGCAGCGGCAGCGGCCGCATCCGCTGGTTTATCTTCTTTGCTGGCACTTCGTGTTAAATCTTTATTATTTGGTATTGTAATTTTATTTGAATTTGAACCTATGTCCATTGGGCAGTCGGGCGGTTTTGCTCCAAACTCAACTCTAATTTCATCCATTGTGCCTCGTTGTTTCCTAAGTACCAAATCAGTGAACCAAGAATTGACTCCTCCACAGTAACTACTAACACCAAATGCACGAGTTAAAATACTTCTGGCATTATTTTCATCAATTTGGCGAGCGCCTGGATCTTGTTCTACTTTGTTCAGGCTTCGCGGATCATTATTACCGGTTAGTCTACCCCTTGCATCTGTTTGATTTGCTTCGGTGTTTGCTTGTTGTTTACGCATAAAGTCTGAATCGGCGGTCTTTTTTGCATTGTTAGTTGCTGTAACAGCCACTTGGTCTGCTTTGTTATTGTAAAAGAATTCAGCCACTGTACTTGCTTTAACTTCTAGGTTAATAGGTGTACTAGCGGCACTTTGACTCAATGCCTGGTGAGTCCACGGAATAGCTCTTATTGCATACTCTGTGCCCTTGGTTCCTGCTTTGATTTTTATTTCAATTATTTGTATGGGTATCCGCTTGCGTTGGTCATCAATTTTGATGGCTTTGCCTGTATCATCATATCCGTAGAAATCTACTTCTAGTAGATATGGCATGGCCTTAAAGTTTGGTGCTTCGATATCATCGGCCACTGCAATAATACGATCTAACAAACTCATACCATATGGTTCAAGTATTCCAAATGTTATTTCTACAGCATTACTAGATTTACTTCTGTTGTTTAATCCAATCACCGTGGTCATTTTTAAATTGTCAAAATAAAAGTCATCAGTAAAATTTTCATTTCGTTGATAAGGTCCGGTATTTTTTCCGCCACTGGCAACTAAACAAGTTTTTCTTGTGCCGACACCAGGCCTCCACTCTTCGGGATCGGTAGTCAACAAATTAATATCATCTTTGGTCAAGATGAATAATGCTATGCTATAAGTGTAAGTGGCATAGTTGTGCAATGGATTGGTTCGCGGAGTGTAGGTAGGAACCGACACTCTTTTAGCAGTAATTATAATTTCGCCAACATCTGTAGCACCAGGAGTGTGATCTATTGCATTGGTTTTGACTGGCGATCTAGACAACAGTCGTTGATTCTCGCGTTCATTTTCGTCATTGTCTTCACCTTCTTGGTTTAACAACCTAGGTTCGTTTTCGTTGCCTTCTTCTTCTTTGTTTTCTAGTTTTGCTTTTTCGTCATCGTCAAGGTCTTCACCTTCGTCATCGTCTACAGCATCTTCGGCTGTTTGTGCCGCTTGTGCTTGTGCCGCAGGTGATAGTTGTTCAAAGATTGGTGCTTTTGAGTTTTCTACCAGTGTGTCTGTGGCCGAGTTTAATCGATCCAACAGTGCGTTTGCTGTATCGGCCGCGGCCGCACTGACACCTGCGGCCCTATCTAATTCATTTGTTTTCACGGCAAGCAACGCTTCTGCGGCCGCAATTGCCGCGGCATCACCACTTTGCCTTGCTGTTGTTACGCCTGCTCTGGCACTGATGTATTCTTGTCTAGCAACTCGTCTGTCTGCAGATGCATCGGTTCTTGCGTCGTCTGCCGCATTGAATTGTTCTTGCAGTTGTGCTAGTTGTTCTCTTTCATCTGCTAAGGAAGCATCTTTTTCTTCTTGAGTAGCATAATTAACATGGATGGTGGTCATAGGTTATAACCCCAGGTCTAGCATCAACTGGTCCTTGGTAGGAATATAAATTTTTCTACCCGACTTAAAATCAAATATGGGATCTTCAATGATGTCAGGATTTCGTTGTGTAAACACCCACCACAATGCTGGGTTACCATACAGGTCAAATGCCAACAGGTCGGGACGGTGTTCGTATACTTTGTCTATTTTGTATAGCACATCGGCGGCTTGGCTGGTAATGGGTCTATCAATCATGACATCCAGGAATTGGCCGAATCGATCGCTACTGTAATAAGGGCTGGCTTTATTATATTTTGCTGCCATTAAATAAACCCTCCCTTGTTGCCATTGCCTATCATTCGGCCTGCGGCAAAATCATCTAGGTTGAAATTAGTAACAGCAGTGCGACTGTAGATAGGTTGTAGAGTCACTGTCAACTGACTTGATGTAGGTAATCTGGTTGACTGTGTTCCACCGGCTCCTGCTCCAAATTTACCACCAGTCAGTGAACCAAGCAGTCCATTGAGTCCGGCGCCGCCTGGACCCATTGTGGATCCCAGTACACTGTTGACTCCTCCCGACAGTGCAGACTGTGCGGCACTCAATCCGCCACCTTGCATCAAGCCGTTTACTCCGGCAGCAATAGCACCACCAATGCCGCCGGCACCCACACTGCCTGGCATGACCATTGGTACTTCTACATAATCAACTTCGGCTGGCATAGTATGACTAAAACTTGTGATCACACAAGGCACATTGGGAAGATAATTGGCTCCGTA